TTAAACCTTTATCTGATCCGTTATTATATGGGTCAGTAACGGTTACTTCGTATATAGCCTTATTAATTATATCAGAGTTTAAGTATACTCCAGCTCTCCTAGTTACAACACCGTTAGAGGAAATATTAAATGCATCTTCAGTAGGGTCACTTTGAGAAGTTCCTCCGTAAGACCCTGTTGCTATATTTACTCCATCTAGTTGTTGGCTGTGGAATCTTGCATTTTTAAATGTCACTGTATCTCCTTCTGGATCAGTTGCTGTTATTGAACCAGCTGTCGCTCCATCGGAACTATTTTCATTTACTCCAGTTAATGTTTGATTATTGACTGTTGGTTGAGTATTATCAGTTACATTTATAGTAATTGGTATAGCAGTAAAAGAATCTATGTCATCACCATCTTCGTAATGAGAGTCAGATGCTGTTATACTCATATTATATTGAGAAATACTTTCGTAATCTAAAGATGCTGTTACCTGAGTTATCGATACAAAATTAGATGATTTAGTAATATTAAAATGTCCGTTTAAATCAGATCCTGAGTTAATAGTAATGGAATCACTTTCAGTATCTGTAAAGTATATCTTAGTTACTTCTTCCGCACTAGCATTTTCATTCCTAGATATAGAATAAGAAGATACTGCGTTACTTCCTACGTTAGGATGCCTAAATACCGGTGACTGATTAGGTGTTACTCTAATATATATTGTTTTAGTAGTAGAAGCTCCTACTGTATCTGTTGCTTTAATAATAACAGGGTGAGCTAGAACTCCATCTCCTCTGTCAGTTGTATTAAAAGCTGTTGCAGAAGGTAATTGATTTAATTTTAGTACTCCATTATCTACAATTACGTATCCATCAGTATAAGAATCATCAATACTAAAGGTGATAGCTTGTGACTCTGCATCTGTTCCTGATAAGGTAACTATAGATGTACCATTTGTAGTATATTCAGCTATAGTTTGATTACCAGTAGAGATAGTTGGTGCAGTATTTGGATAAAAAATTGCATCTAAAAAATCTACTATTGTGCTACTAGTCCCTGGGTTGAAGCTATTAAATAGAGGGTGGTCAGTATTAGATATTAACCTATTACCGTCAAATTTATTATTAAACGATGATATTTCTGTACCTTCTGGGCTAATGAATTTAATAGAGCCAGAAGAAATATATAGATGTTGCCAAGGAGCTGATTGTGTACCTAAATCGTTTGTTATATTACCAGGAATTATACTACCTGTTACTATCTGGTTACCAATAAAGGTATTTGACCCAGTAGTAGCTAAACCGGATATATCCGCTGATGATTCTGAGGAAGTTACAAATCCTAATTCTGATATCTGTAAAGATGATGAAATAGTACCTGCTGGAATTGCTTCTCCTTCACCGGAACCAAATCCAAATGATGCTGCTGAAGCAGATGTTAGAAATGATCCAGTAGTGCTATTAATATGGTTTACTTGACTCTGTATAGAACTAGTAAAATTATTTAAAGCGGTGGTTTCTGCATTAGAACTAGTAACAAATCCTAATTCTGATATTTGTATAGATGATGAAACTATTCCGGAAGGTTTATCTACTATTTCTGTATAAGTAGAGGCTGTTAGGTACCCTAAACTAGATAATTGAAATGATGACGATAATATACCTTGCGGTATACCTGTTAAGTTCTCATAAGAAGCAATATTTGATGAGGTTATAAACCCTAGATCCGCTATTTGCTGTGAACCTGATATTACGTCTCTTTTAAATTCAAGATCAAGTAACTGTTGTGAGCCAGATATTAATCCGTCTTTGTTAAATCCTAATGATTCTATTTGATTTGAAGAGGATATTATATTTGCAGCTTCTTCTTTAGTGAAATACGAAGAACTTACTGCATTTAGTTGATCTATGCTTCCTGTTTTACTTTCTAAAGCCTCTACTCTTACATCATTAGATGCAGTATAGGCTAGCATAGAAGCAGAATGTAGTCTTAATGTACCAACTTCAGGATCACTACCAGCAGACAGAGCATCTATCTCTGCCATCACATTTCTACCGTTGAAAGTTAGTTGAGATCCGGTTATATTAAAAGATCCGGTTAGATTTAATGCTTCTAAACCAGGTATCAGCTGTGTTTCCACAACACCGTTCTGTAGGAAGGCTAACGAGCCTGATAATTCGCTGGTAAACTTTGCCATTTAGTAATATAATTTTTAATCGCTATTAAGAAACCTTGGCTAGTTTGCCATTTTATATAAATAGTCGGAACTGTTAAAGATTACCTTCTATTTCCGAACCAAATTTTAATTCAGCTTTAGTATAGAACTTTTTATTGTTAAAAGGATGTGCATTTATAGCATCAGTAATTATATGTCCTAGTAAGTTTATTTGAAATTCCGTTTTTATAATACGGTCATTACCTTGTACAATCTCAGCTGATGTAGTATAGGTATCTATTTGAGCTCTAAATCTAAATTTATTTGGATCTCCCCAATATGAATCAGAGGCAAAGTTGATACCTTCTACTATTTTATTATTCTGTTCAACATAATCAGTAAAAATAATACAGGAATATGTAACATTAACATAGTCGGGTATAGCTACTGCATAATACTCTTCTACTGGTTTTCTATTATTTAATACTCCAAATCTATCGTATATGTTTTTCTTAGAAAACTTCTTTTTAAATATACCGTAGTTAGAAGGATTATTACCGTCTAACTTATTTCCTAAGTTCCTATTCTTTTCTATACTGTCTCTTTTAAATACTATCAAAGGAGCTTGCATTTTACCGTTTTTATCGCGGTAATATCCGTCTTTCTGCATTGCTGACCAACGTTCTGGTGAGCCGTATACTAGTGGTACCTTTAAAGCTTTAGCATTTTGAGTTACAGTAGGTTGTAATACTTCGTTAAAGTAATAGTGAATAGCCTCATCTATATCTTTTATTCCTATAGTGAGGTTTTTTACCTTATCATTTTTACGGGATACTTGTTTTGCTCTATCTTTTAAGTCAGTAGGACCTGGGAGAGGGTTGATGGAAATACCGGTTTCTGGGTTTCGGTAAGGTTTTATCGTTTCCCTTCCTAATTCTTCTTGACTTTTAGGTCTTGGTTTATTTCCTGCCATATTACCTTACTTCTGCTAAACCTACTCTATCTGCTCTTGTTAAATGACAGTCTACAGTAATAGATACTGATGATCCAAAGCCACTAGCATAGTCTGATAGGTTATAATTATTATCTCTACCTAAAAATAACTGGTTTTCTTTAACGGTATCAACTTCGTAGAAATCATTATGCCATTGTACTATATCTCCTACTTCAGGAACAACGTTAGAATCTACTAAATCCTGTCTTAAGAAAGCAAATGATGCTGCTCTACCTAAATCAGGTCCGAATTCCTGTATATCTATTACTTGATCACCTCTAGTAATAAGACAGTACATCTTTATTGCATTCCAGTATGTCTTTTCTAATGCTTCTCCGTATAGATTAACGTCAAGATCTTCTAAAGAGAGTTTATGGTACAGGACTTCCTGCTCTACTACGTTTTTTAGTAGTTCTCTGTTGATATTAACCAACAAATCGAAATCTCTGTTAGATCCAAATAGCATTACTTCTCTTCTATTGTTTGTTCTCCTACTTCTACGGAGATTATGTTAGTATATTTAGCTATAGCATTGTCTTTAAATGCATTAAATGCTTCTATTGCCTCTTTTTGACTGATTACCTTAACTTTATATGTGGCAAGACTACTTGTTGAGTCTTGTGATGCTACTGTAACCGTGGTTACACCCGGTAATGCACGTAAAGCATCGTCATATCCATTGGAACCCTCTTTACCGAAGGTAACTTTAACCATAGCTTCGAAAGTCCTATAGTCTAACTCCAAAAGTAATTGCATTAACTTCATTATCCTACGTATATAGTCATTGGCACTGATTTTAACGAATTTTGAACGTCTTCTGCCTCTTTTGCTTGTGCTTCTAGCTGTTTTCCTCTTGATGTTTGATCTAACATCTCTCTTAAGCTGGTAAGTAAAGCTGTTTTTTCGCTTCTAGCATCAGTTAATAGGTCTGCTTGATTAAGAGTTGCTTCAGAACCGGGTACAGGTACTACTTGGTACTTACCTCTAACATATCCCAGTACTTCTTTAGCTAAAGCTAATGTATAGTTAAAGATCCACTGTCGCCCTACACTGTTTATATGACTATATGTAGGGTTTGAGTACGGTACTTCACCTACATTAGTGATTTTATTAGGAGCATTATCAAAATTGATCTTTCCTTTATCTTCATTTTTATAGTATTCAAACCACATACTACCAGATGCCATAGGAATCGGAAATAATTTAAGCTGGTTATTAACTATTTCAAAAGAGTATGTAGATTTTCGAATTTGATCGTTAAATTCTATTGCTTGAGTTTTAAGTATATCGTAAGAAGTAGGCATTAACAGGAAATTAACACCGGGACTAAATGAACCAAAGTCGAATGCAGTCATAAGTGATTGAACACCTGTACCTGTACCAGCATAAGGATCAAAATACCTCATTATTGCAGGTGGAGCTTGATAGAACACCTTTCTTACTTCTATTGAGCCTGTTATACCTTGGTCTTCTGCCCAAGCATTCAAGTCATATGTCTGTTGATTCTTATTAACAGTAATAGAGCCTGAGTATTTAGTGACGTTCCCGCCAACTCCTGCTTCAGTACCATAGTGTTTAGCTATTTGTACTATACGATTAAGAGTAGGGTCAGTTAATTGGTTATTCATTGAACTACCTGTGGTAGCACCTTCTAAATTTAAATAGTTCTCTCTAATTTTATATTGAAATACTTCATTACCGTACGTAGTAATAGCTTCTTCGAAGCAAGCATACATCTGTTCCTGTTGTAATTCAACCTCCATTAAAGGATATCCAAGACGAGTCCCTACAAATTTAGCAACTTTTACAGCATCAGCTTGAAAGATACTATCAGAGTCGTAGAATCCAAAAGGAGTATCCCCAGCATTAAATGTAGCTGATCCATTCCATAAGTTAACGTTTGCCATCTCCTGTTATTTTATATAAATAGTAGTAAATTTCTAAAGGTTTTAACTACTTCTGTTTATATTGCTATAAAACTATGTAGTTAAACAACAAGACTATCCAGAATGTTTAGTTGCTATATACCCCATTAACTCTTCAACAATGTTATTTAATGTATTTTTTTCTGAAGCTGTTGGTTGAGGTACATTTAATAAATGTCTTCGTTGACCAATTTTACGTTTCAAATAAATTGAATTTTCTATGTCTGTTTTATTAATTGCCATTTTAATCTTTTATATAAGTTAATACTATTTTTAATGTAAAATTATTATAATACAGAATTTTTACGGCGTCTACTTGTGAGACGCACTTTTGTATCAA